CTTTGCCATAATTAATTATTTTTATCATTTAGACATAAGTGGCACATACCATCTTTATCCAATGGGATTATATGGATGCCACACATTTTCATTTCTTCTTAGAAGCAGCTTTAATCTTTTTCTCTTGCTTAAGCATTTGAGCTGTAGGTTTCTTTCCAGATCCTTTAGCAGCACGGATGTTATCCCAAAGACCTCTTTGAGATGTAGAACCGTCAGCACGTTTCATCATAGTTTTACCACCAGATTTGTGTTTCTTTATAGGATTACCGTTAGCATCATAGCCAGGCTTTCCTTTAAGTTTTTGTCTTGATGCAGATACCATGGATTTTCTTGCTTCTTTAGCACTTTCTTCAGAAGCCTTTTTCAATCCAAATTTAGATTGAGTTTGAGCAACATCTAATTTAAGTTTTGCATCATCTTGATAATACTTAGTACTATCAGCTGTAGGTTTTACCTTTTTACCAGGTTGAGCTTTTTTAACTGTCTTTTTAACTGTTGCCATTATAATTAATTTTTAGGGGCTTCTTCAGGAGCTTCTTTAACAACACCAGCTTCTACAGCTCTAGCTAAAGTGTTCTCAATAATATCATTAGCCTTATCAGCCAATAGAATACGTTGAGCATCTGGTGTGCTTAGGATAGCACGTAATGAATTTAACAATATACCAAACTCTCCTCCAGACAAAATGAATGGGTCTTCAGGAGTCCATGTGTATTTCTTTTCAGGATTGTACACTGGTTTTTGATCATTTACAATTTCCATATATTTAAATTTTTGGTTTAAGAGCAAAGATATAGAGGAATTATGAATTCTCCAAATTTATTTAAAAAGATTGAGATTTATTATCCCCACCCTCTTTGATAATCCAAGGAACATCACTAATCCCAGCATTAAAGCTGCTATTACAACACCTATTGTATCAGGAGGAACGTTCTGTAGCACCTCTCTTGTTGAATCATACGCTTGGTGAAAGTCTGTGCTATCTGTCATATTACATTATTTTTTAATATCCTCTAAGCTCTAGCTGTGCGTATATTGTTTCAAGTTCACCCTGTGTAAGCACTGAGTTGTACACAGCAGCATAGTTTACATATCCGTTGAACCATACATTATAAGACAAGCCCATAAAGAATCCCCATGAAGGGAGTGGTGTATACCCACCATATGCCCCTGACCCACTATATGTTGCTCCAGTGATTATTTGGTATTGAGTGGTAGTTGTTCCATCAAACGTAAGAGCATACATGGTCCAATTACCTATTCCCACGCCTGAACCATAAGGTAGATTAAATCCACTTGTATCAGTTAATAGTTGAGTGACATCAGCCCCCATTCCTATAGTTACCCATTTCACACCTGTATTAGGTCCACCAGGAGAGAATGAATTTGATATAAGCCCCGAAGCACCAAAATTATAAGAATATCCTAATGGCTGACAGTACATTATATATGTAAAAGGACTTGTTCCTGTACACTTAAGTGCGTCTGGAAGCCTCACAGAATGTTGGAAGATTGTTCCAGGAAGGAATAGCCAACCGTTTGCAGAGTCATATCCTGAAACTGTTTCAGGAACACCAACACCTGTACCCTGAGAAAATACACCATCATTTGCATTACCACTCAAATCTGCTATAGCTGTACCAGAATTTGAATAGCTTGTTGTAACAGAAAAGTCAAACACTAGCTCAGGACTTCCATATATATAAGGGGCTATTGTAGTGGTGGTGGATGTGGTTGATGTGGTGGTTGTACATCCAGCTAGTTCTGCACAAAAAGCTGCTTTTAATGCAGGATTTGCATTTAGCGTATCTAAGAAGGTTTGTGTAATAGTTACAGGACTTAGAGCATAATCTATCTTCTCTAAAGCTAATATCAAATTATCTCCAGGATTTACACCTGTTTCAGGCAGAGCTTCTCCATCATAACAAACTAGGTTTGCACTTATAGGATAGCCAATAAAATCACGGTTCCAGCTATTTGCTGGAATATGATTTGAATAACAAGGCATCCCTGGAACACAAGCCATCTGTTTAATTTAATTCTATTTCAAAAACAATAGTTGCTGAGCTCTTTATACTCTTACTTAAGCTCAATTTGATTTGTAAGAGGTTATGAAACTTTAATAGCTCCTCCAATAGCAAGTTGTTATACTTGGGTAGTGAGGGAGCTAATCTAAAGTGGTAAGATTGTGGATTCTTAACTATCTCTAGTATAGCTAATTCATCCACAGAATCTATAATTCCTTCTAGGTGAGATAGATAAGCTATTTCGTTATCTTGCATCACCTTGGGGAAAAATTTCGTATTTAGTTGCATTAACTAAGTGTAAGTAGGTTTCTTAATTCAGCATTTCTTTTTAAAAGAGTATTCCTAATGTCTTTTTTTTGTTTTTCAGACATTGGACCTTTCGATATTCCTTTATTAGCAAGACTAAGCTTTTGCCTAGTTTCTTCAGAAGGAGGGTAGGTTTTAATACCCTTATTCCACGGAGCCTTTCCTTTTTTGGATGCAGAAAGTTTCTCACGACTTTCTTTAGACCACTTAAATCCAAGATTACTTTTTGCTAATGGACAGCTATTGTACCCTTTTTTAAATGTATCTAAAATATTTAACCAATACTGCTCAATTTCTGTTGTAAGTTCTGTAGGACACTCATCAATAACATCAAACTCTATACTATTTATACCATATTTATTAAAAGCATTCTGTAGTTTTAGAGAATGATGATTTCCTTTTAAAAGTTTATACAAATGAGCATAAAGTCTATAATGAAAACCATCTCTAGAAGTCTTATTAATTAGTAATTTACAACTTCCTACATAATGTTTATTGTTAATAGTTATAATGTATACACCACATTTAGAATTAAGTTCCTTAGTTGTGTAATTATTACCAATAACAATATCAATTGCTTCTTTAGCTGTCATAATTAACTCAGTGTCAATAAATAACGTGCTTTTGCAGCTTCTCCAGAGAGAGCATCTGCTAGATTTGAAATATCATGATACCCATTGCTTTCACCATAACTCTTTAAGTTAGAAGCAAAGCTCATAAGTTCAGATACAACAACTGAAGCCATTGCTGAACCAAGAGGTTCTATCTTAAATGCTGCAGGACGCTTTCCTGTATATCCCATGAGCTTCTCTATAACACCATCTTTGAAATCATGTACATATTCATACAATTTTCCAAGAGCTTTGTGCTCTGCATAACTAGTTGTCTGCCAATGCAATAGATGTAGTTGCTCATGAAAATATGTAAGCTTTCCAGCTATATTTTCTAGCGTCATTTCTCCTCCTGATGATTTCATCATGTCTTCAGGGAATAAAGATTTAAGTGCCATAATTATTCAGGTATTACTTCTGTAGTAGTTGTAGTGGTGGTTGTAGGAGTGGCTGTAGTAGTTGTAGTAGTTGTAGGATTACAACATTCATATGCATCAATCTCCTGCCAGTTCCCCACCTTAGGTTTAAGTCTGCTAAGGATCAATGATCCGCTTATCACTCTACCTGTCCCATCGTAGCGTACATACGCTTTGTTTATTCTTTTATTTGACATAAGTTATGTTTTATCCACCTGATGTAGTGGTTGTTGTAGTTGTTGGAGTGGGTGTTGTTGTTGTGGTGGTTGTAGGAGTAGCTGTTGTTGTGCTAGTGGTAGTAGGGTTACAGCATTCATATGCTGGTATCTCTACCCATTTTCCAACCTTTGGCATTTTCCTTCTAAGAATCAGGCTGCTTGGAACTATCCTTCCAGTACCGTCAAAGCGTACATAAGCTTTGAGAGGGCGTTTGTCAATTGTGGCCATAATCTAAATTGTATTTTTGTTTAATATTTAATAGCTTCTGTAAGTAATAATTATTACAAAGCTGTTTATTGCTCTCGTTGTCTATCACCTTTTTTAGGTGGTCATCTGTAAATGGGTCCTTACCAGCGTGGTAAACTCCCTTGTAAAACATTGGTGTAGGACCGTGATAGTTTGCTGTCACACCTGCATTATGAAGAATCCCAACATCGTCAAGCTTCTTTATATTGTCTGTGCTCCATGCAAAATCTAGTTCTTTCACTATCATTGTTTCCTGGTCTCTCATCCAGAGGTTCCATAAGACAGCCCACATGTCTGTACACCAGCTCTGAAACCCTTTACTTTCATTAGCAAAGAAGTTCTTGTTTATGTTAGAAAGGAATATTTTCAGGTTGATACAATCTGAAAGCACCTTATCCCAGAAACTTCCTCCTATGTTCTTAAGGAGATATTGAGCTCCTCCAGAATGTAGATTGTTCTTCTCAGCTATTTCCCTAGTGATTCCCACGAGGCTTGT